CTGATATAGTAACGGAGGGCTTATGCTCACACCAGAATCGTTGGTAGGTAAGCCAGAGCTCGAGGTGACTAATGGGAGTAACGTCTTCCCGTAAGATTCCATCGGGGGCTCTCTGAGGAAAACTGAAGACGGTAGTTTGGGTTGGCTTGTAAACGCAGTCTTCAGCTGGTATTCCTTGTCCAATAAGGAACTGGGTGAGAGGATCTTTTTTATCTCCTCGCACTCTTCTGATATAGAATTTAGCATGGCGAGGGTGGATGCCGCTCGCCGAATTAGTGAGCTGGGATACTGTTCCACTTGGCTTGACGCATGTGATAGCAGCGCTGACAGGGACTCCGAGAATAGCTGCCCATTCTTTATTTGTATCTCTAGCGCATTCTCTAAGTTCTGTAAGTAGTTCATTTAGCTCTGGTCCTTGGGTTGTGAGAAGGGGATTATCATAGATTCCGGTGAGGGAAACACCCAGTAACCGCTCTTCTTCAGTATTTCTCTGCCACACCTTGCGCAGATAGGGGAACTTGGTGAAGGTAGACTGGATGGTACCAAGGATAGCGGCGAGGCGCACTTTGCGCAGTAAAGTTTCTCTGTTGTCGTCATGGCGTACTACACATTCACTAAGATTGCAAAATTGGTATGGTCTGAGAACGATCTCACTGCACGGATTTGTTCCGAACTCAAAATTTGGATCTCGATGCCCGTATTTTTCAACCGTCTTTTTAGCAGCCTCCCTATTAAAAATGCCTCGTTCACCGGAATGGGAGTTGTAAAGTGATAGCCATTCTTCCATGAACTTTCCGACAGTAGGTGTTTCATTATACACCGCACTGTTGTTCGCAAGAGCGCGGTGTGGGTGTGTGTCCCACCATGGTCCAGATTTTGCATGTCGAATCCTTTCATCGTCCAGGTCGGAAAGTGAAATCATAGCTGATCGGCGAACACCACCAACAACTACCACCTCACCAATTTTGCACATCAAGTCATGGCACTCTAAGCTGTTTAGCTTACGGCCCTTGGCATGTTTAAATGTTGCTACAGTAAATTCAAATAGATCAATCAGTGGTTCTGGCCCAGAAGCTCTTCCGCCAAATGTTTTGAGTCGTGCTCCGGCGGGTCGTACTGAAGATACGTCCCAGTTGGGAATTTCCCCAGCGTAGAGGTGTGCGATAAGAAGACGCAATGACTTGGCCCATCCTTCCTTAGAATCGTGCACGTTGATCGTCCCCCCGCTATCAAATAGCTTTTCTGGCACATCGGGCAGTTGACTAATATATTTAGATTCAACGCTAAAGCCGACGCCCGTTCCGCAGAGCAAAATAAACATCGCTTCATCAAACGACTTAACATCGTCAACAGGTAAATACGAACAGTTGTATACACAGGTGTTGTCACGGTCTGCACTCTTTCCAGCCGTCATCATGGCGCGCATGGACGGCATCAATTCAAGGTTAACAATAGAGTTATACAACTCGGCTTTTAGTTCTTCATTACCAGTGATAGCTGGTGTGCGGGCAAAGACATATTCTGTAAAACGTGTTACTGTTTCTGGCCAACTTTCACGACGACCCTTGCCATCTTGGTAACGGGCATAGCGGCTGGCGGCGATATATTCTTGGTATTGATCCATGGCTTCTTTTATAGTTATAAGTTAAGGGAAAAAAGGGAGCGCCACAGTTTCTATGGACACTCCCCGTACTACAGTGCTACTGAAAGGAACCACTTATACTGCGAAGTCGGCGGCAGCAGAAGAACCACCACCTAACTTATCTGCATCTTCTAATTTCTGAAGATTGTTTAAACCACATGCAATACCTTTAGAACCAGCGGCATTGTATGGATAGAATGTTACTGAAGCACGGCCATAGCAACCGCTGTAGAACTCGCTTTGATCAAACAATTCTTCACGATTTACATCTACAACTTGTGGCTTTTGCGCACTGTTGGCGTTAATAAAATAATGACCAGCGTAAGCGTCATCATCACGCTCTTCGTCGCCATCACGTAAACCACCTTTTAAACCTTTTGGTACTGAGCCACCAAAGAAAGCTGCGTTACTAGTTTTGCAATCTTCAAATGCTTTTTTGAGTTTTGCTACACCTTCAGTATCAGACTTAGGAATAAGAATGGACACTGAATACTTTGGTTCGCCACCGTTCATGCCAGCTTTAGGCTGGAACACATTAGCGTATGAGAAACGAACTTTACCAGTTACGATTTTAACTTTATTGGATTGCATTTTAATTCCTTATTTACTTTAGAACTGGACTTAAATCGGGGCCAATTCGTCTACCCGTACTATCTATTATACACACTTTTACGAATCGTGCAACAATCCGTGAACTTCTAATGCTCTGTGTACTGCTAAAGCGTTAATGAAATCATTTCTATACTCAACTTCATGTAGCACTTCTGGGTCTTCTGCTATGTAATCAATTACATCATACATTGTACCACGTAATTGTAACACAGCTTCTCTATTTCCACTACCAGGTAAACCGTCAAATTGTTTAATGTATGTATCTATTAAATAATCTGGTACTTCAATATCATTGCCAAGACATGCTACTTTCATAGGTACTTTCTTATAGTTGTAATGTTACCATAACAAGACCTACATTGCCAAGGGCGTACCCTAGGAATGAGATCCCCATGCCTACTTGGCCTTTCATTATAAACTGTATTGCTACGATTGTATAAACAACACCGATAAGCCCAATTAGCCAAGCGTTCATGCAAAGTCCTCCTTAGCGGCTTGTTTAACTCGTACTAACTTAGGTTGCCCATCTGGTCGTAATACTAAATCACCCAGCCACGCTGTTACTTGTGGGTTAATCTTTTCCAAATTGGGAATAGATTTAAGCGTTGGTTGATTCCAGATTTGTTCTACTGGCATTCCTTTTTCAACAAGTACAGCAGCAGCTAATTGGTTATCAGAAATCTTACGATGTGTCTTGGTTGTTGCCAATTTAAAACCCGCTGGAATAATGTTTTCTTTTACTGCTTTATCCAATGCGTATTCTTCTACGTCATTTGCCCATGTTCTTAGGTCTTGGGCTTTGGCAAGGACTTCGATGACTTCTTCTTCGCTGAGGAGTGGCGGGTCTTTGAAGTCTTGCTTGGCGAGCTCGGTGTTGAAGTCACTACGCGATCTGCACGTTGCTTTGGCACGACAGAATTGACACCATTCACCGGGGAGGAACTCGCCCGCACCGCTCCACGCTTTCTTGGCTTTGGGTTTGACGAAATAGTCGGCCCAGTCGATAAGTTTACGGATGCTGGTACCGTCGGTACTGATACTGTCAAGTCGGGGTTGATGTATCGTGTAACTGACTTCTTGGATCTCCGGCCACTCGTCTTTGAACTTGCTGTAAGCTCCGAGTGCATAGAGGCGTAATTGGGGGTTGTCTTGGGCGTAGACTGGGATACCACGTCCGAATTTGAGGTCAATGACCCGAATGGAGTGCTTAGAAAGTATAACCACATCGGCTGTACCAAAGCCGTCAGGAACCCAGTCACTAAAGTCGACACGCTGTTCAAACAATGGCGTGTCGCCTTCACCAATTTGAGAACGAACGTACAGTACATAATTATCAACGTGAGCCTCAAAATCGTCGCGTTCATCGGATGCGTAATCTTTGTAGATTGGGTGGGTTTTAATGATTTCATATTCTCTTTCGTATTCTTCGTGTCCTATTTGATTAAACTGTAAGCGTAGGCGTATTTCGCCAAGTGAGTGGGCAAGTGTGCCTTCCGCAGAGAAATCAATCCCCTTGGTATTTCTTTTTTGTTCTGGGAGGGTAGCTTCTAGCCGGGCGCTAGGAGTACAAGACAGCCACCGTTTAGATCCGGAGGCTGATAGCATCGCATGTGCAGTCATTTTATTCTTTCAATTCGATTAAGATGTATACATACTAATGCAAAAAAGGGGCCTAGTCAAGCCCCTTTTTCACCGAATTAAAAATATATTTATTTTAGGGCGGCTAATAAATCTGCTATCTCTTTATTAAAATCGACCTTAGTTTCTACTTTTGCGTCTAATTTGATGTCCCGTGTTTCTCGGTAATCTTGTTGGAATTGGCCTCTGAGAGCAATCTCTGCCAAACGGCTGTTAAAGCCTTTGTTGTTGACGTTTGCCAGAATCTCACGCTCCCAATAGGCTTGGGCGTTAGTTACAGCGCTGTCTAGTGCATCAGCAAACTCGGGGTAGTTCTTTTTCCAAGTGTCTGCCACACCCTTATTGATACCAATATCTGCAAACATCATTTTTTGGGAAGCACCTTCTCTACCCATAGCAATGATGCGGTCGCACATTTCTGGTTTAAATACGTATTTTGTTGGTTTCTTAGTTGCCATTATTCTGCGGGGGGAGTTGGTTCTGGGGGTATATCGTTTGCTGGTGCTTGTAGGTTTTCTAATGGTGGGGCTAGTTCAGCCATGATATTTCCTTGAGGAGGACCCCATTATGGGGCCCAGTTGTTTAGAATATTACTGTCGTACCAGTGATACGTTTGCCGAGTTTAGCAAATTCATGCTGGCTGGTTTCGCTAATAAATTTGTTTATTTCAATAGCTTTTTCCACAATTTCTTCAACTGTTGGAAATTTCGGGGAAACTTCTTCTACTTTTTTAGAGCTTTTATTAAGCAATTCCCACACAGTCAAGTTGGCTTCATGCTGCTTAACTAAAATGTCTTTAGCTGTGTTGAAAATGGAAAAGCGTAGTTCAAATGGATTCATTTTGTTTCTTTCGTGTGTTGTGTGTATAAAAGTGCCGTCTTTCCGGCTGCCAGGGGTCAAGTCACCTCCCCGTACTTGTACGACCGAGCGTCCCCAGTCCAAAGCAGGGCTTTTTTATGCCCGCAAGAGGCGTCTCACGACGAGCTCCTATATCTACTAATGCAAAAAACAGGGAAAAACCGCCCCTAATCTGGAGTAATAATGGTTCTTTTTTTAGCTACTGGGGGCTCTTTACTGCCGAACAATTCACGGACAATATCCATGGTCATCTTTTGAGCTTTTAACTGTGCTTTAAGTTCCTCCTCCTCAGTTATCTTTTCTGTTTGCTTTTCAACTGCTTTAGCAATAGCCGTAGCAATATCGTTGCTCATTCCTTTACTGCGCAGGAGTTTCTTTAGATTCATCTTTAGCTTTCTGTGCTTCTAGTAAAACTTTAAACTGTGGCTCGCCTTGTGCTCTAAATATACCTATTAGCGGAGCTGATACTGCGTATGGTGCGTTTCCAAAAATCTGTAGTGCGTGGTTTGTTTGCTCCACTGTTAATTTAAAAATTAAAATTTCGTTATCTAACGGGTCTTTTTGTGCTTCTTGTGTCATTTCTTCTTGCCTTTCTTAGGTTGTTTAGTTCCAAATAAAAACTCTCTTGCTGCTAACTTCTCTGGATCAGTGCAGTACTGATTTAATTCCATCTTTTGGCAGTACGTATCCATTAACGCTTCACAACGCATGTCGTGAAGCACTTTAATGCCTAGTAATGCGTTTAATACCTCATCTTCACTCATTGGTTTTGGGTGATCACCGTAGTGTTTAAACAGTAAGTCAATGTCTTCACTTGTTTGCCACGCCAGCATGATGGCGGATTCTAAATCTACTTTAGGATTCATTTTCTTTTCTTAGCCTTTTTAATATCGGCGTCAAAATTAACGCTATACCAAGCACCGACAATCTTCATTGCTGGAAGTAGTTCTTTCCAAGACGCAACATCATCTTCGTGCCATGCTGTTGGGTTCTTCATCATACCTGCAATATCGACATAACTATTTGCCAAACACATTCTTGTAATATCATCGACAATATCGTCGTCAATTTCTATCATCATTTGCCGCACTCCTCTTCAACTTGTTTAACATATTTACCCCAGTCTACCATTTCGTGAAACACGGGTTTGGTTCTTTTTGCAATTTCACGTTCGATATACCAACGTGCTTTTCGTAAGTCTTCCATGGCGTCGTCTTTTAAATCTGCGCGCCAAATATATTTAATAGCATTGCCGAGGTTAAATCCCATGTGTTCTGTAATCTGAATACAATCAATTCCAGAGGGGTGGCTTGTGTAATGCTTGGGTTGATTAACTGGGTCGTGCATGCTTTCTCCTTAGCTCTTCTTCTACGGCCATGACTTCTGCCTCGTTATCACAAACCCATAATGTTTTAATTGGTTCAAACATAGAAATATCAATGTCCTCTACACCACGTATGGTATCAAACAAGGATTGGCCTTTAACTTCATGTTCTACAATAAAAATACTCATAGTTTAAGTTCCTGTTTAATAAATTCAATCCCAGCGTTAAAGTGATAACGCCAAGTTTTTTCGGTCATTCTCATATCATTATAACTGAAACCTTGTAAGAAAGCATCTAAAACTTTACGTTGTTTTTCTGGCATTTTTGCTATTAGTCGTTTTATATCCGAGATGTCTTCAGCATCCCATGGTAGCCAACCTGATCCTTCTACAATACTAGAAGCTATGCCTTCTGTTTCGTCTTGTTCAATTGGATCTGGATCTTCATCCGATAAACGTGGTGCTACTGCTTGAATTTTTGTTGTCATAATTGAAGTGATTCTAGGATTGCCTCTTGTAAAGTTATTTTGCCTTCTAATACTGCTACTACTCTTTCATCCACGCTATTAGACACTATTAGGTGATGTATAATAACAGGTTTTTCTTGCCCTTGGCGATAGATGCGGGCATTTGCCTGGATATAGTTCTCAGATGACCAGGGGAGGTCGTACCACACTGTTTGTGCTGTGTCACCAATGTTGCATTGTAAATTGAGCCCAATACCTCCTGATTGAGGATGGGCCAAGAGCATACGAATCTCGCCACGACGCCACGCTTCAATGTTGTCATCGTCCAGCACCACAGCCTGCGGGAATGTAAGACGAAGTCTCTGGAGACTGTGTTTGAAGTGATAGAATACGAGCGTCGGGGAAGAAGATTCCTCCATGATCGATTCAAGATATTCCAGCTTACTGCGGTGTACTTCATGTGTATTACCTTGTTCGTCATACATCGCGCCTGATGTGAACTGCAAGAGTTTGTTCGCCAGTGCCGCTGCTGTTGGAGCTGTGATTTTTTCTTTTTTGATATCAACGACCATGTCTTTTCTAAGTGTGTCATATTTATTTCTTACTTGTGGGTCGAGCTCAATTTTGTGATGAAGGCTTGTAAGCGGAGGGAGTTGCAAATAATCCTCAGCTTTAAGCGAATAACAAATATCCGAAATCTTATCTTGAATAACTTTAGCGGCACCACTTTTTGGTTTCCATGAATACACCACGCGGGTGTGTCTGTTAAATTGATCTGGTTGTAAATACTTATCCCTGAACTTCGTCAGGCTTGTTTCCAGCCGTTGTCCTAAATCCAATATGCCCACCTGCGCCCATAGATCCGCTACCCCCTGTGGGGTTGGCGTACCAGTAAGGATAATACGACGATTGAAGCTTTTTAGTTGCTTCTTCAATGCTTTGAATCGCTTGGTTGAGCTGTCTTTGAAACGACTGCTCTCGTCTATCACTAGGTTCTGAAATTGGTTTGGATGATTCTCGAATAACCATGCTACATTTTCCAAGTTAATAAGATAAATATCGGCATTTGCGTTAAGGCCAGATGTTCGGGTTTGGGGGTTTCCCATTATCTTTGATACTTTTAGGTGCTTCAAGTGTTCCCACTTCTTTACTTCTGCGTCCCAAACTGTCTCTGCCACTCTCTTGGGTGCTATGACCAAAGTCTTGCCCTTGAATTGCTCCGCTATGATAGTCAGCGTGGTTGTAGTCTTGCCCAGGCCTGGAGGGAGAAAGAATCCCATGTTGCTTATAGATTCGGCTTTTAAGATTAGTTCTTTTTGGTAAGGGTGGAGTTGCGTTTTCTTTAGCATATAAATGTGACCATAACCAATCTGCGATGTCGTAGTGATCTTGCATTGTACCATTATCTTTGAGTCTATTGGCCCGATGTGAAATAAATGCCACATTTCCTTCAATATACCCGAGTTGTGGTTCAATCCTATCTAGTTGCGGGCCATTAGGTTTAAACTTACCCCACCCCAAACCAGAGGGCCCCCACTCGAAAGGTGTGTGAAATATAGGGCACTCATCGGTGGCAATAGATTTTAAATACTCTTGTGTTATAGAAAAGGGCACAGAGTCTCGTTTAGCCCGTGATTTAGCCGAATGCCAAAACGAATTTAAATGCAGTTCTTTAATTGTTTTTCTCACACGCGCCATTTATAAAGTCCTCTACGTCTTCTTTGCTTCGTAAAATGTGAACCGGAAATCCCTGCTCACCCAGCTCGTCGAATATGAGCACTTGTCTTGGACTCAGTACCCCTGTCGCTGTTTTTAGTTCTACGAGGTACACTTTTTGGTTTAGAAATACTATCCGATCCGGCACTCCCGTTATGCTGCTCTGCCATTTGTAAGAGCGCCCCGATGACTTCACTATCTGTTTGACTAGATGTTTTTCTATTTCCTTTTCTAGCACACTCACGTTTTTCATCCTCCGTCGCATAGATTGCGAATACTTGTTTAAAAATATGCTCCCCTAAATAGGAGCGTGATTCGTCGCCAATGTTTGTTTCACCCACGTACTCAAACACATGGGTTGTTGTGTGAGAAACTTCATGGTAGATAATACCCATGCGTTCTAACGAGTCTAGCTTTGCCATATCTTCATAATTAAACACAATACCTAACATGGCGAACTGTGTGCCCTCTTGTTGTATGAAGTGTGACTCAGCTAGCCCAATGTCCAATGCGGTATGTTTGGCTGTTATTTTGGAGTCTTTGACTGCTTCCTGAAAAGCAGCATCAGAAAAGCATACCTTAATCTTAATGCCAAAGTGTCCTGTATCAGCTATATAATATGGCTTATCTACCAAAGGGGATTGTGGCAAGGATTTGGATGTTGTCATTGTCGGCCTCTTGGTCGTAGTCAATACATTTTTCGGGTTTAAATATCTTGTTCCAGTTTTTATCAAACTGTTCTTTGTCTGTTGGGGAAATT